ATGATGTAGACTTCTCCCCTGTTAGGTACTGGAACTTTACCTGGCAAGAGTTTGTCGGTTTGCTCCCTTATGATTGGGATTGTATTCAGATGACTGCAATCACAACAGGAGATATTCATGTCAAGTTGCATTTGAAGTTTATCAATGACTTCTCTGCGGCCGCATATTTGATTTCTCGTCATCATGCTGCTAAAATTATGAAGCATCACATTCGTGGTGACAAATACAAACTGGATAATGGTGTAAAGCCCAGAGCAGTCTCTGAAGACACAATTTTAGAAACTGGAAAGACTTATACTATCCCTTTGTTCTTGTATAACATCACACTGGGATCAACCATTCACGCAGAACACATTGGGGTATTTCATCAAGGTCCTCATACTGCTCTCACAAACTATTGGCAACAACAGGGACATGGAGTTGACATCCGTGAGTGGATGAACTATGATCCTTATCTCGGAAGAATTACCGAGAACTCCGCTGCTCAAAGGGCAGCACAAGAGGCGGGAAACCCACCCTCTTGACAGATTCTTAAGAATCTGTTAGTATAAATACTTAACCTTTTGTCATAATATAACAAAAGGTAACAAACGGAGAGTTGTCGATTCTCCTTTCATCTGCGGGTATCCATTCCGCAAGTAACTAAACAAAGGTAAAAAAAATGATTAAATCTGTATTCGCAGCAACTGCTGCTCTGTCAATGTCCGCAGGCGCTGCCCTTGCAGGTCCCTACGTGAACGTGGAAACCAACGCAGGTTGGACGGGTTCGGAGTACAATGGTGCCGCGACGGATCTTCACGTAGGCTACGAAGGAGTTATCGGTGAGACTGGTGCTTCCTACTACGTCCAGGGTGGTGCTACGCTGGTTATCCCCGATGGCGGTGAGACTGACACCGTTCCCTCTGGTAAGGCAGGTCTCGGTTTCGCTGTGACTGATGCTCTCGGCGCATACGGCGAAGTCTCCTTCGTTGGATCTGGCGATGAGGATATCGACCGTGGATACGGTGCTAAGCTGGGTCTGAAGTATTCCTTCTGATATCCGTGTTAAAATTGGCGGGTCATTGAGACCCCTCTTTTTTTATGAAAAGGATTCTTTTCTCCCCCGTCACTCACTTCAATGTGTTGTTGGTGGGACTCCTTATCATTGTTGGCATGTTACATAACCATGCCCACTACACTATGGAAGTTGATGCTGACTCATATGCCAGAGCATTTTGTAAGAAGAACCCTGATAAATGTCAGAGATTCTTAGACGAGTAAGTATAAATCACTACAAAGGACCTCTTGACAGAGGTCCTTTTTTACTATATAATATGTAAAGATTTACAACAGAATGTAAAATGACTGTAACAACCAATGAATACGGACAGAATAATCTGTTTGCTAAGGAACCCCAAATGGTTGTAGAAGAGTACAATCGTAAGGGACTTGAGTCTCCTCAACAATACGCAGAGACCTATAATGGTCGCTGGGCAATGATGGGAATCATTTCTGGTTTCTTGTCGTATGCTATCACTGGTAAATTTTTCTTTGGCATCTTCTGATGACTGAAGCAATTTTTACCGTAACTTCGGTTGCGTTTTTCGTCCTTCTGAGTTATTCTGTACAACAACTTTCTGAGACCTACTGATGCCTGACTTGATTGAACTTCTGACTTATTATGTTATTGGTGGTGCCCTTTTGATTGGAGCACCCGCAGTATTCTTCCTTGTTGCATTTATGCCAGCCCTTCAAAATACGAAGGGTCGTATGGTAGGATACAAAGACCATAAAATTTATGGTGATAGTTCTATCTACGAAAACACCCCTGGAGATAACACTAAATTCTTTCTTGAACTCTCATGAACAAATTCTATCTCTTTTCTAAAAAGTCTTGCGGACCTTGTGCCCTTGTAGATAAATACATGAACTCTATCAAGGATGAACGCACTTCTCTTTTGGAGAAAGTAGACCTTGAAGACTTTAGTGATACTCCCATCCCTCAGGAGAATCTTGACCTTGCATCTAAGTATGGTGTAACGGCAACTCCTGTTCTTATCATCACCGATTCTGATGGTGTTAAACTTGAAGAAAAGGTTGGGGGTATGCAGATTACGCAGAACATTAGAAAGTTATTTGATCAATATGCCTAACCCAGACGCACTTTGGCAGGATATCCAAAAACTTGACGACATGTACGAAGAGTTGATGTGGCATCCTGACGACGAATTACAATTCACTCATGACGGTGAAAAAATTATTATTTCAAACAAAACACTAGAGGAAAAAAACAATGTTTAATGAGAAAGCAGAAAAACTGAATGGTCGTGCAGCGATGGTTGGTTTTATCGCAGCAGTAGGATCGTATCTTGCAACTGGTCAAGTAATCCCAGGCGTATGGTGAGCGATATGTTAGTCATAGCAGCTTCCATGATAGGAGGGTTTATCTTTGCCGCCCTGTTGACCGATGGAAATGTTGATGATGATGATAATGGACCAGGTGGTGGGATGTTACAACCCGCATACGTTCCTACCCCTTGACAAGCACAACAGAATAACCTATAATTCGGGGGTACTATGCCCCCTTTTTAATGTTCGGACGGATTGCTGCCCTTGCTTCTGTAACACTCATCAGTGCTTCTTGTGCCACAAGTGCTGTAGAAGTTGAGAGTGAAGTTATAAGTATTCCTGTGGAGCCTTATCTTCCCACCTGGAAGTGTATTGACTGTACTCCTGAAGAGCAGTATGTTCTTAAACAACTCCAAGACAAAACTAGAATCACGGATAAAAATGCCCTGGCAACGATATTGGGAAACATTAAGTCTGAAAGCAACTTCACTCCCAATATTTGTGAGGGAGGTGCTAGAGTTCCTTACAATCGTTGCCTTCGCGGTGGTTACGGGCTCATTCAGTGGACCACTGAGAACCGTTATTTGGGGTTAGGTAGGTTCTGTGAAAAGTTCAACTGTGACCCCAGTAGTCTGGAGGGTCAGACTCATTACATGATTAACGAAATTCACTTCCAAAAAGTTCTTCCAGAATTTGAGGGCAGTGGTAAAACTGTCCAACAATACATGGTTCCCGCCTACTATTGGTTAGGATGGGGCATCAAGGGTAATCGAGAGATCTACTCTTATAACTACTCAAAGAAACTTGTTCTCGCATGATCATCAAAGCAATTAAAGAGTTGATTGAAACTCAAACATCTCTCCTTCAGAAAAAAGCAGGTACTTTCAATGTTGAATGTGCAGTTGATGAAGAAGTTGTGGACTGCGGCGAAATGGACAGTCCTTCTTATATCGGTGTGCCTGCTCCTGCTTACCTAGAGGATGATCCTTGGTTTGGACCTGCTATTGTCTCTGATAAGGGTCAAGACTATATGGAGAAAGAAGCAGAGATCAAGCAACAAGAAGAAGAGAATCGTCAGTATTGGACGAATGAATCTGATAACATTCATCAGGTAATGTACGAGATGGCAACCCAGAGTGCTGCCACTACATTGCAACTTGATCCCATCGGTGGATCTGAGAACTTCCAAGGGGGTTCAGAAAATGTCCATCGATGATTGGCGATACAGTGACCAAAAAATGAAGGTCAGGGAACAGGCACTTAAAGTTTTACTTGCAAAGTTTGGTGCCCCATTGGAAGGAGGATCTCCTAAATATTCCAGTCAATCAATCTATGAGTGTGCTCAAGACTGGGTGTCTCAAGGCAACATGCACACTGCAGGGATTGTAAAATATTACGAGGCATATTATGCAAAAGGTAATTAATCTTTTAGCAGTTCTATCATTTGTAGGAACTGCTGGTATCATTGGTGGAGGAACATACATTTTCCTCCAAAGAGATGCTATCATTGAAGATGTCAAGAAACAAGTCACTAAACATGCCACTGAAGCAATCACAAATGATCTTCCTGGCATGTTAGATGCAGCAATGCCTGAGTTGCCTGAGGTAACTGGTCCTGCTGTTCCTTCTACAACTGGTCCTACTATTCCCTCTCTCTAATATGAAAAAAATTATCATGAGTTTGCTGGCAGCAGCATCCTTTGCTGCACCAGCATTTGCTGAAAACTCTAAGATCACCAAGGGTTACTATACTATGGATGCCATGGGGTGCATGTTGTTACGAGAATGCACCGATGGAGTCAAACAAGTCCATAGTATTCTGGATATTTCTAGTGAGTATTCTAGTGTTGATGCCTTTACTCCAGTTACTCTTGAATTCAACAGAATGCTCACTGCCCTTAATCAAGTCGGAGTTGGGGTGTTTTTAGCAGATGAAAAATATTTCCCACCTGGACACCGTGGTGTTTACCACACTGTAAGTAATAATTTCTTTCTTAATAGAGCATTCATGCATCGTCCCAGCACTTTAATGAGTGTGATGAGGCATGAAGGATGGCACGCTGCTCAAGATTGCATGGCAGGTAGCATTGAGAATAGTATGATTGCCATCATTCATAATGAAGAAAATGTTCCTAAGATTTGGCAAGACATCGCAACTAAAACCTATGCACTCATGCCTGGTGCTATTCCCTGGGAAAAAGAGGCAACTTGGGCAGGGAAGACTGAAGGCATGACTATGAAAGCATTGGAGTCCTGTGCTGCAGGAACCATGTGGTCTGATTATGAACCTACTCCCCTAACCCGTAAATGGTTGGTGGAAAACGGGCACCTTCCTAAATAGAGTTGCCTTGCTACTCTACTAATGGCAGATACCAAGCCTAAGGTAGAGAAGGAAGACCGCGATGAAGATAAAAGTGAAGTTCTTGGTAATTTGGTGAAAGTCGTAGTACTTATTTGGTCTGCCTCTCTCCTCACATTCAGTTACGTTAGACTTCCAAACGGTCAAAAGATTTTAGATTTTGATCCCACATTCATCGCATCGGTGTTCTCCGGATCTTTAGCTGCGTTCGGTCTCAGTCCTGCTAAGTCAGGTGGTGCCGCACCAGCAAAGAAAAAGAAAGAAGAAGAACCACCTGTTGTATCTGCTGTCGAACCTAAGAGGTAATCATGTCACGTACCAAGTGGGTTGCTATTAGTATCAGTGGTGTAATTGCTGTCGCACATATAGGTGTCTTAGGACATCTGATTAGACGACCACCTGAACCGAAAGTTGCTGAGGTTCCTACTATTAACATCCCACATGGTCCGTATACTTCTTACAAGATCACAGCAGGAAGAGAAGGATATACTATAGAATATAAAGCAAATGACCCTGCCATCTTAGAGTCACAGAGATCATCAGATCTTGATAAAGAAAAGAGAGGTCTCTTTGGTGGTGGTAGAGAACAAAGAACTGAGTATCGTAGAGATCAATACACCATGGAAGGCACCCGCAATATGGGAGGAGGTGCCGTCGCGGACGGTGAGGGAAAGAGTGCAAAAGACATCGAATGTATAGTGGCGGACGCTGGAGCACGATCACAAGGTGCGATGGCAGGAACCGCAATTAGCACTGGAGTTCTTGTCCCTGCAGTAATCAATATTCCATATGTTGGATGGTTGGCAGCAGGTTGGGCAGCTCTTCTTGGTAAGCAAGTTGGAGAATCTATTGGGTCTGAAGTTGGAACTGTGTTTAATGACTGCTAATGAACTTTGAATTGACAATGGAGGATTTTACAATCATCCAAAACGCATTGCATTATTATAAAAAAGTAGAGAAGTATCCAAACTTTGCTCACTTTGATGAAAAAAGAATCAATAAGTTACGGGATAAGTTGGCGTATCAAATGATCCCTAGCAAAAATTCTAAACCAAAAGAATGAACTTATTTCTTAGACCATTAGACGATCCTAATGGTGTGACCTGGAGTATTATCTGGTGTCTTGTTATCCTATTGATGGGAGTTGCTTATTACATATATACAATTATGAAATTAGCATACCAGGAGTTAGAAGACGATGGGCAAGATGACACCACCGAGTCGCAAGAGTTGTTACAACTTCCGAGTGACGAGCATAGATAGAGTTTTGGATGGCGATACTATTGATGTGACTATTGACTTGGGTTTTGATCTCTATAAAAAAGAGAGAGTTAGAATTGCTGGTGTGGACACGCCAGAAAAAAGAACCAAAGATCTAGAAGAGAAAGCATTGGGCATTGACGCAACCAACTGGATGAAAGAAAAACTAGAAGGTGCTATCGATGGAGATGACGAACTCACTATTAGGACTGAACTGGTTGGTGGTATGGGTAAGTACGGTCGCCTTCTTGGTTGGTTATATATTGGAGATGCAGAACTATCATTAAACGAGCAGATGATTACCGAAGGGTATGCTTGGGAATATGATGGTGGCACTAAACAGAAAGACTTTGTGGAGTTAAGAGAAATTCGTAGAGCACACGGTACATTAGTTTAAAATTTGCTGAGAATTGTTAAATAGTAAAAGTTATTTGATTAGACTATGGCACAATCCGCGTATAAAAATAGAGTGAAGAAAGAAGCAACTGAAACTTTCTTTCTTTATGTGTTCTTTCATTCTATTTGGACTGGTATTTTTAAATTCTTTGAAGACTGATGCCTGAAATACCTCTTATCACTTCTCCCAATATTCAAATTAGGGAGATTGAAATACCTGAAG